CCTTCCTGAGTCGACGTCGAACCCCAGGCATGTAGCCACCTGGGTCAAGAGAAATAAAGGTCATATTTCTCACGATGTCGTTGAAGGGGTTGGAACCCTTCTGGGTTTGTCTCCGAGTTCGCTGCTCGTGGCGAACTATCTGCTGCTTAAGACCTCTTGGGCCTTGGCACACTCCCTCCCCCGTGGCGATCGATTCCCAGAATACGGAACTAAGAACTTTGGAAAGTTCCTACGATTCTTGAAATTCCTCGCGCGGGTTCCTGGAGGCGGTGTCCGATACGTCAAGAACTGGGCTCATGGCCTTCGATCGAAGGCACTTACAGAGCCCCAGACGTCCCAAAAGGCCGCTCAGCTATTCTCCGCCTCTACGGTCAGTCGCGCACTCCTTGGAGCGCCTGATCGCGCAGACGTTGAGAAAGCGGAAGCTGAGTGTCTTAGCAGATTCTGTTCACCTGCTCTTGCAAACGCCGCCCCAGTTGCAGATGCCGTGTACGCCTTCTCCTACTCACTAGGTGAGAGGTACGTGGCACGCTCTGCATACCGGCGAGCAGTCCAGGTCATCCCGTGCCCCGCGCCATCCTTCAAGAACTGTTACTCTCCCCAATGGACTCTTCCTACGGGCAGGAAAGCAGCTTCTCCTAAAGACACCGCGCATGAGCTCTGGTTAATCAATCAATTAAACCAGGCTCCGCGTAGCGTCATGCGAGTGGTCCGCCGGCGTAACACCCCAGTCGTAGCAGGTCGAGTGGAAATTCAGAGCGAATTCCACCACGACAACATTCGTGGCGGCGGGTGGTTGGAAATCGAGGGCACAAGATGGTGCCCAGGAGAACCAATCCCCGTCCTACCTGCACTGGTGGAGAATACCGGCCCAACTCTAGAGGAAGTGACAAGGCGAAGAGTTGAACATGGCAGAGTCGGTCATATGCATCCTGACGGTAGTATCACTACTTACCCAACAGAATTGCAAAAGGACAAGACCGTCCTCCGACTTAAGAACCCATGGTTCAACCGCCTTCTATCACCAACAGAAGCTGCGCGACGACGAGAACAAGTCGCCGCATCCGAGAAGATACAGTTCAAGCAAGAGACCCCTGAGGGATACAGCCGAAAGGAACTCAGCAACTTACGTGCATACCGCTTGGCCAGGTTCTTGACGTACAACAGTCCAAAATTAGCAGGAACTTACCTCCACGGAGTGGAAGTAAATGCTATTAAGGAAAGGGGCTTTAAAACCCGAGTTGTATCGTCTCACCCAGCATATGTCACGCATTATAGTCGCTGCGTATCCCGTCACCTACTACCAGTCTTAAAAGACTCACTGGTTAGTAGGGACTCACTGCGTAATCTCACAATCAAGCTGAAGAACAAATCGGACCAGGCTGTGCTTTACAGCGCAGACCTGACCGCAGCTTCTGATTGGATAGACCCCCCCGTGGGTCAGGCTGCTCTCAAGGGACTCCTTGAAGGTCTTGGGGTACAACATGCCGAGATTATGAGCGCACTGCGTTGTCTCGAACCCTATCGCATCAACAACGAAGGGCCACACAAGAACCGTGTGACCAGTCGTGGAGCGCATATGGGTCTAGGAACAACATGGACAGTGCTATCTATTCTCAACTTCTTTGCTGCCCGGGCCGCGGGGGCGCCTATCGGATCATTCAAGATCTGTGGAGACGACCTCATTGGCCTTTGGACAAGAAAACAAATCGCATTCTATGAAGAAGCGATCGAGGACCTGGGTCTGAAACTCAACAAAACGAAGAGTTTCATAGGCCCACGAGGTGTTTTCTGCGAGAAGCTGATAGAGATAACTCGGCAGTTCAAGGGACGACAGACTGAAGCGGAACAGGTACCTGTCCCTCAACCGACACTCAAGGAGTGCTGGCCAGAGAAGGAGAGATGTGATCCCCAACAAGTCTCGCAGCTTAAGCAACTAAGCAACACGAAAACGGTTTTCAAACCGGTCCGTGAGCTATGTTCTCAAGCCATCAGGCGAGCAAGTCGGGCACTCTCAAACCTTCCCATGGGGCCAGTTGCCTATGGTGGGCGTGGCGAAGGAAAAGTGAACCCCCTTCACGTCAAGAGCAAGCTCAAGACGTTCCTTATTCGGGGTCCCTTCTCCATACGCCGAGACGTGGGCTCGTCAGCTCTCAAGGACCGAACCGAAATATATCGGTTCGAGAGAACGACGAACCCCGCCCACGGGCGAACACCTTATGAAGATGTGTTGGTGAGCGAGATGATGGCCGATCGTGAGAAGAACGTTGTCAATATGTTCAAGGACCTGAAAGACAGGTTCCAAGAAACATATGAGGATGAAATGGCTCCTCCTTCCCATGCGCTAACGCAGCGATGGAAAGAGTATGAGCGTGCAAAGGCAGGAAAGCCTTTGTCCAAATTCACCCACAGAGACAGTCTCAAGATATGGCAGGCCGGCACCAGAGGAATCACCATGATCGAGGCGATTCGTGGAAGCCGGTTCATCAATGCTCGGACGAGGTACCGTTTGCTTAAAATCGAGCAGAACAGCAAACTCAGAAACAATTCGGCACTATGGCAATCCAAGATCGAGAGGATCGCCAAACGCACTCCGGTGCAATATGTTCCCACGAACGTATTATTGCAACACCCTGTCTCCAACAATATGGTAGAACAGAATGGTAGAGCACTAGTACCGAAGTGGGAAAGAGAGAGCGACCTAAGCCAGTAAGGGTCTC